AATATGGGTATAAACTAATATACATGTAAAACTATTCAAATCAAACTATATAGGGTATGTCTGGGACCCCTACTACACGGCACCCCTTACGATTTTTTAACAAAGCTAGAACCCCAGTAATAATTCCTATTGGGACCTCTATTAGGGAGGGACCCGCCCACAAGCTCTTCTCTAGAAAAGGCGACCCATTTTGGTCGCCTATCCTATTGACTTATCCTAGAATATCCTAGTCTAACAAAGTCATATATGCTTTCGGGTTCATCTTAGCAAACTTAGATAACCCCTCTTGCATTAATTCGTATTGTCCCAGTTCCTCAAACTTCTTAACCATATGATAATGTATCGCCTCGCTTTGCGTTAGCATTTCTGATTGACCTGAGTAAGGGTTAGTGACTTTGATGTTTCGTTGTTCTTTTGTCATTTGTACCTCGCTATTAGTCTTTTAACTGACGCATCGTTTTTTATTTCTTGGTCAGTAGTTGTTGCATAGATCTTTATTAAATTTGCTCTAGCAGTCGGAAGATAAACATCATTGTTCATATCCTCTAACTCATTTAATAAATTTAAAACTGGCTGGATCTTGTTCCAATTAAAATTATGATCTATCCATTTTTCTTTTTTAAGTTCTTCAAGTTCCTTGATCGCTTGATCAATTCTAATGATAAACTCATCGTGAACCGCCACTCTCGTTTCATCATTAACCAAATCTTGAAGTCTCCACCACGGATCTTTTTGTCTAACCATAGTACCTCTTCTGTTTTTTGTATGCTTTATCTTCCATCTTCAGCAGCTCCATGAAAGTGACAACTGTTCTTTGTGCTCTTGATCCGTCGTCACCGGTCACTATGTTGATAGCTGTAATCATTCGTTCTACAGCTTCCATAATTGTTATTGTTTTTTTGTCGTCCATTTGTCCTCCGTTTTTGTTCATGTAATAATCCTACAATATCCTAGATACATTGCAAGTAAATAATGTGTTCATTTTGGGTTTTCTTTTTTTCTTTTTTTTAGGGTGGGTCCCGCCCACATGCTCTTCCCTCGCTTAGGGTGGGTCCCGCCCACATGCTCTTATCTCGGTTCTTGACCCAAAGTGAACAGCACACGCTACTTCCACGGCTTGTCCACTTTGGGCTTTTATAAGTTAAGCTGACTTTTTGTCGGCTTTACCTTGGACAAAGGACTTATAAAAAATCTGTTGGACTTTGAATTGAGTATAACACCAGTCATATTCATTTGGTGTGATGTTATTCAAAGTGTCCTTTGCCTCTTTACACTTCCTAGCGTCTTCTAAATTTTTAAAAGAGCCAACGACTTCAACACTAACCTTATAAGGTTGAAGATTTAAGTCCTGCTCTTCTATTTTTAGAACGACAAATCGTACATCTGCTTCCATATTTATTCCTCCTTTCATAGCTTGACTTTACATTAATTTAATATATTGTCAAGGATAGAAAGGAGGAAATATGAAATTAAATAAAGGTGATAAATTTATCGCAACGTGGACGCCTGAAACGATAAATGGTGAAGAAAATATGCAAGGTCAAAGTATATCGCGTAAAGGACAATGGGACGATAAATCAAAAATTGAAAGACACAAAAAGACTGGCAAATTGTATATGACTTTTTGGGACAGGGACAAAGACAGATACACGACTGCCAACGCTGAAATCGTATCGGTATCAGCTAACATATTTCAAAATGAATAATGGAAATAGCTGATTTTGTAATTATGTTTTTAGCGGGTGCATTTATCTTGTATTATTATACTTGAATTAAAAGGGGGCTTTCGCCCCCTTTTTTATTTACTGTGATATTTGTTTTATTTTAGAAGTGTCTACGACCCACGCAATACCAATCTTCTTAGTTGTTGCGTCTAGTTGCCTGATTAACTCGTCAGGCGTTCCGCTTTCCATAACTTGATCTATTGATTTTGTTTTTAAGTCTTCAAGTTGTTTGAGCTTCAGTCCTTCAGGTCTTCTTCTTATTTCACGATCAACAAGATCACGCGCCCAGTCCTTCAGTTGCTCTTCACAATCTGAAAGCGATAACCTCTCTTCTCTTCGATCTATGGCGTAATTAGTTTCCTTCTTTTGCTGTTCTGCCTTTTTCTTGAAAAAGGTTCGGGCTTTATCTTGTATCGCCTTCAGTTGAGCTTCCGCCTTCTTAAACTCATTTAAGATTTTATCAGCGCCCATTTTCTTTGCGAGCTTTCCTACAATCTTTTCAGTTGCTTCAGCTCTATATTGTTTTACCAACAATTCCTGCTCTTCAATTAAAGGGTTGAAGTTTCTTCTTACCTTAGACTTGAAGTGGTCAAGTTGATACTTTGTCATTGTCTTTGCCATTTGGCCTCCTTTGTTGTTATTAATATAATTTATAGGATAATTAAGGATAGATGTCAAGCACTAATTTTTTCTTTTTTTGGGTGGGACCCGCCCACAAGCTCTTCACTCCGGAAAAAAATTTTTAGCTATTGACAAAGGTCCTTTAATATCCTATATATGTATCAAGCCTGAAGGCGCTAGATATAGCGATAGGCCCTGGCCGGTCATTAAACAATTGATTCCGGGCCTCATTCCTTCAGGCCTAAGATTATGAAAGTATACAGAGCAAAAAGATTATTAAATTTTGATAACAACGCGAAGACCGTGAAGGGTCAAAGCTATGGATGGAAAACGGCCATTTTATATCTGGCCCCAGCTTCGAGCTCAGGTTTTAACGTTTGTCCGATGGCGTCAGCTGGATGCAAGGCAGCATGCCTAAACACAGCGGGCCGCGGTCAAATGAAAACTGTACAACGTGGGAGAATAAATAAAACATTATATTTTATGAAGGATCGCGCAGCATTCCTGGCACAGCTGGAAAAGGAGATCCGGCTATTTGCTGAGAGGTGCAAGCGTCAAGGCTACCGGCCAGCGGTTCGATTAAATGGAACTAGCGATATCAATTGGGAGCGATTCGGAATCATGGAAAAATTTCCTGAAGTACAATTTTATGACTATACAAAAATTTACAAGCGCGCATTGATGTGGGCAAAAAAATGGCTTCCTAAAAACTACCATGTTACCTATTCACTAAATGAAGATAACAAAAAACTAGCTTTAGATATTTTAAAAAAAGGCGGAAATATTTCAGCCGTGTTCAGATCTAAAAAGCTTCCAAAAAAATTCCACGGTTACAAAGTAACCAATGCTGACAAATCCGACCTCCGGTTTGTTGATCCTAGGAATACCATTGCGGGCCTCTATGCTAAAGGCAAAGCGGTCCACGATGAGTCAGGTTTTGTTCAGGATGTGTAGAAACTTTTTTTTGGGGGGGACCCGCCCGCAAGCGCTAGGCGCAAGGACCGAGCCACAAGCTACAAGCTGGGTGGGCCCCGCCCACAAGCACTTGACCCGGAATGAACACAATCGATTTGACTTGGAGGATTTTATAGGATATCTTATTAATGATGGTAAGAGCTATACGCTATACGCGGGGGGCATTCTAGCTAGCGACTGGTCCAACCTAAGGCTCTTACCAGATATAGGTAACGAATCACTTATGATTCTGCGCAACAGCGCCGCCGAGGCCCTGAAGCTGCACCATGATAAAAACCCAGCGCTTGGTGGACCTGGGTGCTTCGGGGTTATGGTTTAAGAGCCGAGGCTCTCGAGCCACAAGCCACAGGCCTCAAGTCCGCAAGCGACAGGCTCAAGCGGTTCATGGCCCTTGGCCACAAGTTCAAGGATATCCTTCCCCTCATAAAGTTTTATGGCTAAAGGACCGAGGGTCTTTAGCAAGATAAATGTATTCTCAGGATGTCGTACATGGTACGAAATTTGATGCGGACTAAACCTTATCTTCTTATCCAAACTTAGCTTTAATTCGATGGTAAAAAATACATGGTTTTCGTTCTGGCATAACAAGTCCGGAGTACCATGAGAGGCGCTATTTTCAATACGAGTAAACGAAATTTTCCACCCCGCATTCTTAATTTGATGCCAAAATTTTGTTTCATTTTTATGCATCTATTCAGGATAAGTTGTTAGTCTTTTAGCTTAACAACCTTACCCATTTTCCAACCCTTTTCTTCAGCTATAGTCATGATAATTCTATGTGATTCTCTGACTCCAATCAGCTTGTTTTCAGCTAGACGGATCTGTGTCACATCATAGAATCTACCCTTCGGGTCTACAATTTGAACTCTAGCCTCCTTGGCTACGGATGAATTTGTGAGCATTTTATCTAATATCTGTCTTAATAACTTTCCACTTAACATAGGTTGCAATATACCCAATAAAAATTATAATGCAATATATGGCAGGAGTACCAAAAAAATTAACAGAACAGCAAATAAAATTTGCCCAATTATTGGTGTACAATGAAGGCAGAATGACTGCTACTGATTGTGCTAAGAAAGCTGGCTATGCAGAAGACTCAGCTTATATGCATGCAAGTAGATTACAGAATGAGGATAAATACCCTCTAGTAACTCAATACATAGGAGAGCTAAGAGCTGAACTTCAAAAGAAGTATGAGATAACTTATGAATCTCATCTGAAAGAACTGGGTCAGCTTAGAGATGAGTCCAGAAAAAACAAAGCGTGGACAGCAGCTACCAATGCTGAAGTTGCACGTGGAAAAGCAGGTGGCTTATACATAGATAGAAGTATGCACCTACACAAGAATGTCTCTGATCTAAGTGATGAGGAATTAGATAGTAAGGTTAAAAAATCATTAAGAAGATATGGCAAAATCTTTGCCGGAGTCGAAGACGCAGAGATATTAGAGTAATATTTTTTCTAGTTTAACAATGCATCCGATTGGGAAGATGTTTCTGTCTGAGAAGACTTCCTCTTTTTCATCATAACTCGAAAAGGTGTACAAATATTTACTTGTTCGTTTATACACATAGGCATGACTAACCATATAAGCAGGTTCAAATTTATCGAACTCTTCTTTGGTGGCGTGTCCGGAGTCTCCGCAAATGTCAACCCAACGGACAGTATAAAAATAATAACGCTTTTTATTAATAGTTGCATATTTATATTTTGATTTCTTATTTCTTCTCATCACTCCATATACCATCCATAGCCTTTTTTCACTAGACGACTTTTTTTAAAAACCTTTT